TTCCGCCGTAAACCCGGCGTCAAGCAGAACCTTCCGGTTTTCCTCGGTGTTCGCGGCAACGACATATTCCAATTCTCCACAACTGCTCGACCAATCGATAACCTCAAGTAAATTAAGCGCGTCAATCATGGCTTGCTTCACGTCGTTTCCTCTCCTTTCAGCAGTTCGGGGTTGTCCCATATGTTGCCGATGACTTTACCGTCAAGAATGCTTTTGTCTATGAAATAGGCTTCTCCTGATCCATATGGGCTTGCACATAATCCGAATTTTCCGCCATCTCGTTCTTCCGTTCCGATAGGTTCAATGAGCCAAGGCGTTCCATCCACATCCAGAATATCCCCCTCATAAATCTCCTTGCCATTCTTGTCGCGGAGTCCGGTGTATTGCCCTACTGTTTTAGCTACTACTTTCCACCAAAACTCGGTGTTGAAATATTCATCACAGAACTCCACGATCTCTCCGACGATAACATCTTCCCCGATCAGATACCCATACACCCATTCTCCATTGTTAATTCGCTTTCCCCGAAACTTAATCTCACGCATCGTTCCCATCTCCTTTCGGCGCGTTGATGCTGTAATCACAGCCAACCAGCGAACACCATTTATCGCCGACTTTGTTGGCAAGCAAATCTGCGCCGCATTTTGGGCACCGTTCACCAGTCAAATCACCAATAAGATCGTTTGCATCGACTGGTGTAGAAACCCAATCATGTTCTCTCACCCGTTCCGCTTCGGTCGGTTCGGTTGTGGTGGAGAGGGCTTCTTTCGCTATTCTATTCATTTCATGACATGCAGTTAAATCGTGCAGATTAGGGTCGTCATAGATTTGTGTAATTTTGTGCAACGCCGCCCGCAGACGGTGGTTTTCTGCCCGAAGTGTCAAAATTTCGTCCGCTGCCCGGTATACATCCACCGCTTTCTTGCTCAGGTATTCAGTCATTGGTGTTCGCTCCTTTCATTCATGCCAACAAATCATTTGCGGCCCACTGTACACGAAGTCATCGCCGAGAAATTCTCTGAACGTCATTTCTTTGTAGCCCTTTTCCTGTTCAAACAGCCCCTTTGTGTCTAAGGAAACTTCTTCTGGCTCTGGTAATACGTCGTGCTTGTACCAATCTTGCCCAATCCGGTTCAGATGATCTTGAATCGCTTCTTCCGCCGTTTGAGCGACAATATATTCGCCTGCAACTTCAAAGAGTTTGAAATTCGGTTTACTCATTTTTTTCATTCGCTCCTTTCACATCCCACAACGCCCATCCCGGCAGTCGATGCCGTAGGCGGCGGGGGCAGCGGCATCCAGTGGGTGATTTCATATGCCTTGTGCCAACCAAACCGAGAGAATAACGCGACGTCAACACGATCTTTGTTCTCCTTGTATTTGTAAGATACAAGGTATTCGCCTTCGTCTTTCGGCAACCGCTCATTGACGCTGATCCATCCATTGCTTCGCAAGCGTTTGATTTCGCTCTTCAGTTGCTGCACCTCAATTGCATAGCTTATAATTACGTCGTTGTCTTGGCGCTTTAAACGCTCCGTCTCCCTATCGTACAAGTCGAGTAGGAATTTTAAATCGAAAAACGCACCACCATAGCTTCTATCCGCTTTAACTTGTCTCCTAATTCTGTCCAATTGTTTGATTTCATCGGTGGTCATTGGTCTGCCTCCTTTTCACCTGTTTTTACCCACCACTTCTCATGGACGCCGAACAAATAAAGGATTTTCCAAAAAACAAAAGTCCATTTTTCCGGATCTCCGCGTATGACTTGCTTCATCACAGCGCCGCAAGAATCGCATTCCCATAGGGTTTGGCCCCATATGTCAAATGGCAGCGGAGGACGCTTCATCTTTTGTCCGCACAGGCATTTCATCCCTTTTCCCTCCATCTTTTGAAAAACTCTGCGTTAACCCAACTATTGAGGTCCTTGAAATCGAATGGGCGATCACAGTTCGGGCAGTACGGCCACATTTCGCCGCGTTTATAATTGCGCTCCAGGTCTTTGAAGAGAACCGAGTGCGGCTTTTGTTTGAGCCATTCTTTGCGTTGCTCGTCCAGCGCCTTATGCTGCTCGTTGATTCGCTCATAGTGGAGAGCAATATCCATAAGGGCTTCAAATGGATCATGGACAACTCCGCATTCGCATGTGACTTCTCGGTTCACCTCATCAACCGTGTATTTACGCTCTTTGCAAGTGCATTTACGTGGTCTATTTCGTGCAATTCGAATCGCGTCGATTTGGATGATATTGTCCAATCCCTTTCCCCCCCCTAGAACAGTGTGAGTTGCCTAGCAGATTCCGGCACTCCCGGCCTGAACACTACAACCACGCTTGGGAACGGAGCATTCTCACTCGCATTTCCGAATTTCAGCCGTCCCCGTACAAACCGGATCTCGCCTTGCATGCAGTAGTCGTGCCACCAGGCGGTATCTGTTCGAGCCGGGACCAGGCACACCACCGTTGCCCCTTCCAGTGCGCTTTCATATGCTTTTTTCACCCACTTGCCTATCTCTCGGCCATACGGCGGATTCATCCAGCATACGCCGCGCCATTCTTGCTTTAGTCCATCCTGCTCTGGTGTAAAGTATCTGGCGCACTTTGCGTTTTCCGGCGTGGCGCACACATCCAATTCAAAATGAAACTCGGCGTTCAGTTTGTCGAAGAACCATTGCGGCGTTTCCCATTCGTCTGTTTTAGATGAAAAATGAACAGCGAGATTGCTCATCCCTCATCGTCTCCCGTCACGTCTACCGAAACCTCGTAAATCCTGTCCCACAATTCGCGGATTTCCTGCGCCTTCGCCACGACCTTCGCTTTTAGCTTCGGATATAGAACAATATCCATCGCTTCGCCGTAATGCTGTTCTGCCAACCGATACGCCCGCGTGTGAAACTCATTCATCATCGCCCAGAACTCGCGATAGCTTGCCTTCTTCATCCGCTGATAGAACGCACGCTTTTCTTCACGGCTCATCTGTGCCGTCCCTCCCAATCAACCTCAAAAACGTCTCCAGCTGCATCGCCACAATCCACGGTTTGCGGTCCGCCCGAAACGCCACCAGGTCCGGTCGCTCGCGTTCATCCTCCAGCCAGCCGTATAACGTCGAAAATCCGCTTCTGCGCCGTTTTACTTCGGCCCGGAGTATCCCAATACCGGTCGGCACCAAAACGTCGTTCTCAAAGCCATTCTGTGCGCCAGAAAGGGGGATTTTCTGGCCGCCAACCAACGACGCGAATTCCAACTCTCCGCGCTGCCCTTTTCGTCTACTGGCGGCGCCCATAGTCGTTCAGCACCTTTCGCAGTTCTTTGATTGCCGACTCGTATGCTCTGATCGCAACGCCCGCCTGTACTTCGCCAACTCCCGTGTACAACATCAATGTGCCGATTCGGCTTTCAAATTCGTCTATGACGCGCTCAATCGCTTCGGCCGGAATCATGCTTTACGCCTCCTAGTCCTTAAAAGCCCATACCTTTTTGCAACTCTCGCAACGGTAAATGCCGACAGTCCAAGGTGCTTGGCAATCTGGTAAACGTTATGCGTTGGCCACATACGAACCAGATCCAGCAGCATGTCCGAGTCAAAACGGCGCACTTGCAATTCGCGGGCGGCTTCATACCGTAAGTCAAGAGGAACCGCATCGTCAGTGGCGATGCAGTACAGTTGTTTTTTCGTGGCAGTATGCCAACTGAACCGATTTGTCACTGCCCGATCACCTGGCCCATGCTAAGCTCCGGCGCAAACCAACGCAGCGTTGCCACGAATTCGCGGATGCCTTCCTCGATTTCGATAGGTTCCGTATCGTTTGCAAATTCGCGGATGATGTCGTCCCGGCTAGGGACATGTCCGGTTTGCATATAGCTGTTCTTCATCCGCTCATACACATGCCAGCGGTTGCGGCGATTCATCCGGCCTCTTTCCTCCTCCCCAACACGTGATTCCACCACTTTTCCCGCACTTCCAGCGCCTCGTTCCAAAGGCGGTCGAACTTGCGCATGCCCGCCTCGTACACTTCCGGCTTGATCAGCGGATTCTCCAGGAATTTCGCGCCCTTCACGAGGCGTTCCAGCAGTTCGTCGTAACGGCGGCTCAGTTCCTCAAATTCTTGGTCGGTCATCGTCATGCTCCTCGTATCGCTGGATGTACGGATAAAACCGGTATTTGAACACGTTCGTCCCAACATCGCGTCCTTTCGCAATCGTCGATGTGATCACCTTGTACGGGGCGCTAGGTTTGTCATCTTCTGGGTTGTGCCAGAGGAATTCGACCACATCCGCGTCTTGTTCAATGTCCCCGGACTCTTTCAGGTGATGGAGCTGCGGTTCTTCAGATTTCGCGCCTTCGCGATTCATCTGCGCAAGCATGATGAACGCGCAATCCAATTCCAGCGCCGTTCGCTTTGCCGCTCTCGTGACTTCGCCAATCGCTTGTGCCCGCGTCATGCCCTTCGGCTGAGGGATGCGCATGATCGTGAGATAATCGACCACGATCGCCGCCAAGCGCTTGTACTGTCGCTTGATCGTCCGCGCCGTCGCCCGCACTTCCTCGATGGTCACGTTCTTCGCGTCCTCGATGTGGATGGGCAGTTTCTCCAGCACGTCGTAAGCCTTGTTGATGATCGCGATGTCGTTTGCGTCCAGGTTCTTGCGCCGAATGCGTGCCGCAGGGATCCTCGTCATCGCAGAAACCATCCTCGTCAGCAGTTGGACGCGCTTCATCTCTTGCGAGAACAACACGACTTGCCCGACGCCCAGTGATGCAATGTTTCTCACGCGCTGGAGTGTTATGGCTGTCTTCCCTACGGACGGGCGCCCGGCGGTGATATAGAGCCAGCCGCGACCGATGCCGCCCATCCACTCGTCAAATCTGTCGAATCCGGTCTTGATGAAGTCGTCCGTCTGCTGGAAGTATTCGAAAAACTCCTGCCGCGCTTCGCTCAGTGTCTTCATGTTGCTGGAGACATTCGGGCGCACCGCTGACGCGATTCGCTCAACCTCGGTGAAGAAATCCTCGTCGTTCTCGAATTCGCCGTCCATCGCCAGTTTCCGAATCTTCTCGCCTGCCAAAACGGCTCGTCGGCGGTATGCTGCCGAACGGATGATACCAGCGTAATACGGAGCGTTGGCGGCGGAAGGAACCGCCCTGGCAAGCTGCGTGATGTACTGGACGCCGCCCAGTTCTTCATAGCGGTCATAGGTTCTCAGCATGTTCGCCATCGTCACAACGTCGATGGGCTGGCCGTCGTTATACAGATGCACCATCGCTTGCCACAACATGCGGTTCTTTTCGTCGCTGAAATCGCGCGGTTCCAGCGTCGTCACCAGTTGGTCCATGATGCTGTTGTCAAGGAACACGGCGCCAAGTACGGCTGTTTCTGCCTCAATGGCCTCCAGAGGGCTCGTAGACAAACTCGTTTGGATCACCCCCCGCGTCTATCCACCGGTTCAGAGCGATTTCACGCCGGCGGGCTTCAAGGAGTTTTTCTTCGTACGACGGTGGAGATTTGTTTGCCTGTCTCGCATTTTCCCGCTTTTTCCGCGCCTCGAACTCCTCGTCGTAGGCGATAGCTCCATCGAGTGTCTTTGCTCCTCCAGCCGCGTAATCGTTGAGGATGTGCAAAATCAGGTTGAACCCTCCGCCACGGAGCGCCGCGCGCTCGATGGCTCGTACGACAACCGCCTCTTCAAAACCGTCCTGGTCGATGTATGCGCCAAGCTGCTCCGCCTGGAACGGTGTCAAATCGCGTTGGTAAACACGCCTGTATGCGGCGGCGAATGGTTCGTAAGACGATTTTTCCGTCTGATCATCGTCCTCGCGCGCGTGCGCGTTATTAGCAGCAGCAGTTATTTCTCTTCTGTTCTCTTCTGTTCTGTTCTCTTCTAAGGGGAATTTCCCGGAATTTCCGGGAATGTTCTGTTCGTTTCCGTGATTTTCTGTTTTTGTGTTTGGAGGTTCCGGGAACTTGGACTTTGTGCGCTTATGAAGGCCCTGTTGATGTTTCTCGAAATTTTTGATCTGGATGAATTTCTCGCCGCCGACTTCGTACCAGATAATGAGTCCTTTATCATGCATGTCATGAAGCGCAGCTTCAACGTCCTTCACAGTCTCGTCGGCCATCGGAACCACCAAAGCGCGAACCTTCATGGGAGAGCCGGGAAGTCTGCCGAAGTCATCAGCGTGCGGAATCATCCACGTATACAACAGCCGGCCAAAGAGCGAAAGACTATTCACTTTTTCCGAAACACTGATAGATTTGCTGATCATCCTTCGTTCAGCCATTCCCGGTTCCCCTCCCAATCATGCTGGTATGATTTTCTTTGTCCCCGTAAACCGATGCACCAAATGCAGTTCGCCCTGATGCTCAGTTTCCACCAACCAGTTGTCCGGATTCATACTGTACGAGGCGATGATCTTCTTCTGCCGCAGCGTCGGTCGCTTTCCCCTCACGATGATTCCTCCAGTATGGCGAGGAGTACACTCTCGCCTCCTGTAATCGGGCGGCAGGCTCAGCGTCCTGCCTGCCCGAAATCCAATTCGCCTTGCTCGTCTGCTGCCGGTTCTGACGGCGTCGCCACCGACTCTTCTTCGTCTGCCGTTTCTACCGCGAAATTCGTGATGTCAATGACGTTTTGGTCGCTGGTAGCCGGCTCCTCGCCGTACTCCAGCTTCGTATCCACGTCCTCGCTGTATGCCATGCGCATTTCAACCGAGAGAATGCCCCACTTGGAAAGCATGTTGCGGATGACGGTTTTGAGAGCCATTCCCTCGAATTTTTCAGGATCTTGCCACGGGCTGGATTCTTTATGAAAACTCTTGGAGTATTTCTTTGCGTGGGAAATGATCTGATCTCTGGTCCAGTACACGGTTTTCCTGAACCCGTTCACCAACTCGAAGTACCCGGCGTACCCAATCACCGCGTCCGATTTTCGTTTTTCAAAGTCGATTTCCAATTCTTCCGTCAGGGGATTCCATTTGACCAACTCGCCCTCGTACACCGGAATCGCATTAATCGCTTTGTAGACAGCCGTTCGCAGCGCCAGCTGAATGTAGCCTTTATACCCCATCTGCGGTTGCGCGATCATTTTTCCGGTCTTGTTGTCCTTGTATGGGACCACCCACATGTAGCCCAAGTTTTTGTCAACCGGGAGGTCGAGCGACGCCGCGACCATGCAGGAAGAAATGATCGACATGGGATCGCATTGCTGAAGATTTTTGTCCGAGCTGACGAGATTGATGATGCTGGTGGCAAATTGAGGGGCGCGTTTTCCCGACAGCTCCTCAAGCCGTTTCTTGATGGCTGGGCTGTTAAGCAGGGATTTGACTCCAGAAATCGGCGATATTTGGCCGCCATTTCCGTTTTGCTGATTGTTTGCACGGGCGCTGAGAGCGGCACCCAGGTTCTTGTTTTGAGCCATGTTCTCATGCCTCCATTTGTTTGATTTCAAAACGCCGACTTGTCGTTTGGTTGACGTATTTCGCGTAAACGTCCGGCAGTTCAGTTTTCAGGCGCTTCGTGTCTAATCGGGATGATGAAATTGAACGCCACACGATCTTCCAATCCTTGAACCGGCCAACCTCGTATTCTCCGAGAAGCATTTTGATGTTGTTGGCAGCCTCCTCTTTGCGCTCCGCGGCGGCCTTTTCTTCTTCCGCGGCCAGTTGGTATTGCTCAATCCATCGTTCCACCGCGGAAGGCAAATCCAATTCAAGACCGTTGGATGCCGGATAGAGTTGCTTCACCAGCTCCGAAGAGGCCGAGGAACCATCCGGATCCGGCGGAATCTGCTTCAACACATGGTTGTTCCAGAAGTCGCTCTCGATCTTGATCAGGTTGGCGATGATCTCCTCATCGCGCTCAATCCGCTTGTATACGAACCGATTCCCGCCGATCAGAACCGCAATCCACCAAGCGTCGTATCCCGTCACCGCCATGTAGTGATGGCACTGTATCGCGTATTCCCACGGAATTTCGTCGCCGTCCCATTCGTTCGCCTTGTAGGCGCCTGCCGTCTTGCATTCGAGCCCTTCGTCCTTGCCGACAATGAGCCGGTCCACGTTCGCCAGCATGAACGGATGATCAGGATGCCGAAGAATCGCATTCTTGCGGCGGAGTTTTAAGCCGGTGCGAATCGAAAATTCCTCGGCCACGAGGTCCTCCAGCTTCTTGCCCCAATACATGGCCTCGTTTTCTTCGGGCGGTTCGATCAGACCGAGCTTTTCCATGTATACTTGGATCGGTGTCCTGTACCGGGACAGCCCGGCGACAGCCGCAGCGTCGCTGCCGCCGATGCCCTTGCGCCGTTCTTCGAGCCATTGTTCATGACTCATTCCTTTCGTGATCGCCGCGACTGTCATTGCCATCAGGTATCGCCCCTCCTCTTGATCAATTCCAGATACCGCTGATATTGCTCCCGGCTCGTGAACTGGAACACCGGCAATCCTCGCTTATCGAATCCGACGCGGCCGCCCGACACCGACAGCCGCCATAGATCATACTTCGTGGCGCTATATGGCAACGTGATCGCCGTCGTCTTGGTCATCGTTCAAAGCCTCCTCGCAGCACATTTGGCGCTGACGATGTTCATTGCACATTTTCCTTCGCTTTTTGGCGTAAATTTTGGTATAATTGAAGTGGTGCTTCCGTTGCCCGGCTAAAACGCCGGGCAATCTTCATCTTTTGGCCTTCGCTTCCAACAACGTCTGCATGCGTTTCCGCCTCAGCGCCTCGCGCATCTCGCGCTCGTGGTTCGCCAGTTCCATCTCAATCCAGCACTTCCCGGCCTCATGAACCATGCCGCTGCGCAAGAGCCGCCGCATCATGGCGCGGTACGCGATGGATTCTTTGATGTTCATGTCCGACGATATTCCTCCTCCGCCTCTTCTTCCGTCACTTCGTCCATAACTTCGTACATCGCGCGGTCGAGTTTCATGATCTGCTCGCGAGTCAGTCCGATCCGCTTTGCAGCTAAAATGGCATAGCCGATTGCCGCGGAGTTGTTCATCCCGCAACCTTCCTTTCTGCCTGGAGGTATTTCATGATGCATTCCTCGTCATAGAACCATTGGCCGTCCATCTGGACATGTACGTAACCTTCGTAAATCTCCATCCCGCATCCGCAAGCGCAGGTGTCGATCACGCGCGCTTCTTCATCTCCGTCCGGAGGCGCAAACCG